GACTTTGGACAAGTTCTATTGGTATCATCGGTCTCGCACTCAATCTTCGTGCTTATGATTTTGTCTCTCAAGAGATTAGAGCAGCAGAGGATCCAGAGTTTGAAACTTTCTATACGAAAAACATCCTCCTCAATGAAGGACTCCGTTCCTGGTTGGCTCCAGTAGATCAACCGCATGAGAACTTTGTATTCCCTGAAGAAGTATTGCCAAGAGGCAACGCTCTATGATATAATATGGGGGTCTAATGACCTCCTTTTTTTATGACTGTTAAGCGTAGTGATGGCACCATTGTTCCACAGATGCCCATCAAAGAAAGTGGTGACATCAATTCTTATTGGATGCCTTACGATGAGTTTGCAGATCTTCCAGAAGTATTCTGTCAACGCAATACGGAAGGTCGTTTGAGTAAGGCACAAAAGCACCTTGCTACTCTTATTCCAGAGCACTGTGTTGTATTTGTTGCTAAACTGACGGAGCCAGGTGAAGTTTATGGTAAGAAATATCCTGCTGGTTATCGCTGGAGAATTGATTCTAACACCAGAGCATTGAACTGGGCACGAGCTGGGTCTGATGCTATTCCAAAAGATTTATTTGTAATTGAATATTCTTTTGATGATCCCGATCGCATCCGTAAATCGTATAATACTTTTGATTCTCCTGATAGTGTGGAAAGAAACCAAGAAAAACTTTATGGTATTCTTTCTGGAATGTATCGTTATACTCCACAGTCCTCAAAACTTACCAAAGGACAAATTATTTCTGCACTTAACAAAGCATCTTATTTTTATTATCCAGACACTTGGAATCAGAATAGTGTAAAAGCATCAGAACTTCCTGGACAGGTTGGTGCTTTCCTTGAAGAGATTAAGACTCTTGATACTGTAATGAAAGATGCTGCTTCTTGGGATCAAGCACTTGTTTGTGCTGGACTCATGGCACTTAAAAAGTATGGGTGTAATAATGATAAACTTATGGAAGCTTTGCAAGATATCAATGACAAGGCAGCAAACACTAAAGGCAAAGACTGGGATGGTGTTTCTCACATTGTAGATGAATGGAAGACTAATAAAGTTTTCTCGGATAAAGGCACTAGCTGGGATCTTTTAAATCGCACAGTATCTTATTGCTGCTATTGGATTGATAAGTATATGAAAGATGAAACTGCCAGCAAACTTGGCAAGGGTTGGGACAAAGTAGCATTTAAATACAAAGACCAGACAGTTACATCTTTGAATCGTTTGTTTGTTATTGCTCCTTGACTTGCCAAGAGGCAACGCTCTGTGATATACTAGGGGTCTTCGGACCCCTTTTTTATGGATTATAATAATAATACGCTGGCGGTTTTTCCTAATAGGGTGGTAGTATCAGAGGCGCAGGAGTTTGACTGGCGTGATGATTTTATCCAGTGGGTTGAAGACTATCAACTGAACAATGAAGGAGTAGAAGTTAGCAACGTTGGTGGATATCAAAGCAAAGGCAATTTCTATACCGAATTGGAAGATGATAGCTTTGAACTATTCCAACAACATATTTGGAAACACATTGAGGATGCTGTCAAGACTTACGCAGAAGGAATAGAACTGCATGATATCCTTTCCAGCGGTGCTCCTCTACTTTTGCGGAACATGTGGTTTAATGTTAATCCTCCTGGTGCCTTCAATCATGTCCATGTTCATCCTGGATCATTGCTTTCTGGTGTGTTGTGGATTAAGGCACCAAAAAATAGTGGTGATTTGATCTTGAGAGATCCTTTAGAGATGAACAACTATTGTCTTGGGGTGAACTGCCTAGTCTTTCCACCAGAAGAAGGGATGCTGATACTATTCCCTGCACATATTCCACACAACGTTGGTGTGAATGAGAGTGAAGAGAATAGAATCTCTGTGTCGTTCAATCTTGACTTTGGTTGAGTCATCTGCTATACTATGTGAGAAATGAAAAACAACATGGACATTGTGATGTACAGCATCCCTGGATGCAACTATTGTTTACATGCAAAAGAGCTATTTCGTCGTGCCAAAGTTGACTACAAACATTATGTTGTTGGCAAAGACCTGACGAAAACAGAACTACTAGAGAAGTATCCACTGGCTCATGGTTATCCATACATTATTATTGATGGAGAACCTATCCCTGGTGGATTGACGGAGACTGCGAAGATCTTTCTTGCGAAAGGATTAGTAAAACCAAAATGAAAAATGATGATTTGGAGATAAATAAAGGTACAGAGTTAATGCTTCGTAGGAGGGCGAAGCGTGATCCCATACGAAAGGGATTAAGGATTCACAAGATACTCGCTCTCCGTAAAAAGGTTTTCCACTTCAAACTGGAGATTACCTGGGAGGAGAGCACCACCTAACAGGAGAGAAGCCATGTCAGTACCAGTAATTCTTACTTTTTCAACGATTTTGATGTTCTTGTTCATGGTTGTTGGAGGACTGATCGGATGGACAGCAAATGATTTTCTTTATGCATACATGACAACAAAAACTAACCTTCCCACTCATCCAGAGATGTATGACGACGAAGGTATGGTTATTAATGAAGAACTTTTATCAGTGAGATTCGTTGACGAGGAGGACGAACAAGAGGATGATTATTATTGATATGAATCAGGTTATGATTAGTAACCTGATGGCCCAGATTAAACGGGACACACTTGATGAAAGACTGGTGAGGCATATGGTTCTCACCAGTCTTCGATCTTACGAGAAACAATACACCGAAGAGTATGGTGAAGTTGTCCTCGCATATGACAGCAGACACTACTGGCGTAAGGATGTGTTTCCTTACTACAAACAAAACCGCAAGAAAGATAGACAAAAATCTGGTCATGATTGGGGGAGTATCTTTGAGGTTCTTAATAAGATCCGAGACGAGATTAAAGAATACTTTCCATACAAAGTGGTTGAGGTACATGGAGCAGAAGCAGATGATGTCATTTCTACCTTGTGTAAGAACAAAAGACCCAAGGATCGAATCTTAATCTTGTCTGGGGATAAAGATTTTATTCAGTTACAGAAGTATCCTGGTGTCACTCAATACAATCCAATCACCAAGCGACCAGTTACAAACGACAATCCACACAAGTACATTAAAGAGCATGTAATGCGTGGAGATAAGTCTGATGGCATTCCTAACTTTCTGTCGTCGGATGACTGTATTGTTCAGGGCGTTCGCCAGAAACCTATCAGTCAGAAAAAAATCGCCAAGTGGATTGATCAGCCTCCCCAGCAGTTCTGTCTTGACACAGAGCAAATGAGGAACTATCATAGGAATCAACGTCTGATTGATTTCGACTATGTTCCTGAAGAGATCGAGCAACAAATTCTCGATGAATATAACTCCCTAAATATTTCTGGAAAGAAAGTACCGTTAGAGTATTTTAAAGAGCATCAGTTAAATGATCTGATGCAAGACTTCTTCTTTCGTAGTTCATCGCCATTTAAATAAATGAAACTGTTAATTAGTGAAGTGCTCCAAAAAGTGAGTAACGCAAAGACCAAAGCAGCAAAGATTAAAATTCTTCACGAGAATAATACTAATGCACTTCGCTCTCTATTGATCATTAACTTCGACGAGAGCGTGGTGTCACTGCTACCCGAAGGATCTGTTCCTTACGAGGCTAACGACGCTCCTGCGGGCACAGAGCACACTCTCCTGGAGAAAGAGTACCGTAAGCTCTATTTGTTCTTCAAGGGAGGTAGTAGTTCTCTGAAGCAATCGCAGCGTGAGAATCTGTTCATCCAGATGCTTGAAGGATTGCAGGAAGAAGAGGCAGAACTTCTTATCCTTGCCAAAGACAAAGCTTTGAATAAGAAGTATCGCATTACCAGGGCGTGTGTAGAAGAAGCATTCCCCGCTATTCAGTGGGGAGGTCGTTCTTGATGTCGAAAGGAATCAAAGTTCTATTTAAAGATTGTGATCCAGAATTGGCACAGGATAGATCTCTTCCATACACGGCTTACCTTGTAGAATATATTGAAGGTGACGTTCATAAGTTTGATATTGTTACCTGCGCCAAGAGAGTTGACATCTTCGATGAGTATTGGGACAAGTATCGACACGACTTCGTAAACATGACTCAATCAGAAGGTAGAGTCAATCCTAAATTGTATGGTTATCAATCCAAAGATGGAAAGAAAAAATAATGGGCGACCACTTTTTGTTAAACCTTTATGGGTGTGATGCAGAGAAATTAAACAACGAAAAATTTCTATCAGAGATGCTTGAGCAGGCAGTCATCGAAGGTAAGATGACCCTGCTCAATTTAATCACCCACAAGTTTGAACCTCATGGAATTACAGCAGTAGCACTGCTGTCAGAGAGTCACATTAGTA